TGAAGTTGGTATCACGGTAGTCGCGCCACTTATCTGCATGCCCGACAATCCACGCGCCTAGTTTTTTTTCGTTTTCGGTGGGAGTGTCAAACTGACCTTCCATGTCTTTTTCTTCAGCCATTGTGATCCTTACAGTTTTAGCCTGAAATATAAACTATTCTTAAAGCCCCAAGGGCGAAGAGGCTCATAAAGTCTAAACCCATGAGCAATCAGAGAATTAGAAGATGCAGGGTTTCGCCTCGTATCTGTTACCAGCCACTGGTATCCTAGCTTCCTAGCTAGGCGTATTCTGGTTTTGATAAGAGCTTTTTGTATTCCTTTGCCTCGCGCTGACTCCACGACACCGGCGCGGCAGAGATAGCCAGTTTTATCCCATTGAATAGAAGGGTATAAGCCAGCAAAACCAATAGGAGCATTCTGTTCATCATAAGCAATCCACCACCATCCAATACTGAAATCAGCTAACTCATCAGACGGAAAGCACTCATGGTGGAGTGAGACTAGCTGAGCCAGAATATCCATCCGTGAAGTGTCAATCCGTTTGATTTTCATGCTGTCACCACTTCACTTTGTCCGCTACGGCTTTACATAATTCTTTAAACTCGTCCACAGTTAAACTTCCACGCATCATGTTTACTTTTTTATGAACAAGTTGGACATTGTTTTCCAAATATCCTAAATTATTGTCGATACGGTCAATGGAAGCTGTGTGATGCCAGTTTACCGCAGACCATGAAATAGGAAGTCCTGATAATGCACAACGGCCTTGCTGTTCCGTATACATGGCATCAATGAATTCAGGACTTAAAGACCATTCATAACCTCTAGTCAAAGCACTCTTTTTAAAAGCCTCGTACCAAGATAAACGAACAGCCCCTACCATGCCAGAAGGATGATTATTAATATTACTACACCTTTTACAAGGCTGTTTAATATTATGGGCGCCTATGCAGTAGTTACGTCGAAGATGATCAATTTCAGAGTTACAAATAGGACAGTATCTAATCCAGCGACCTTCTTCGTTTTTAAAGACGTTTTCAGGTTTTTCTAAAGCAATAGGCATTATTTCCACTTCGTACGATCCGCCCAATAGGCAGCAGACATCTTTCCTTTGGCAATATTCTTAGCATGGCGGGCCTTGAAGGCTTCATTTCGTGCAGAACCGTCAGGAGAGCCTGAGACACCCTGTTGTCCAAAACGAATAGTTTTGACCTTGTCGCCTTCCTTTGCCACGACTACGTGGCTCTTGGTGGGGTGATTCGGTGTTTTCTTGGGCTTGTTGTAGCCAGAGACACCAGCCTTGGCTAACCTAGAATCCTTACTTGCCACTTTTCTTGGCCTTGTTGGCATTAAAGGTGGCTGTACGGGAACCACGCTTCGGCAGGGCAGTCTTAGCAGAATCAATAAAGTCCTGCTTTGTAGGAGCGCCTTTGGTGCCCGGCTTTCGCATCTTCTCGCCGCTACCGGCTTCGATGCGTTTACGCTTGGCGTTAATGTTTGCATATAACCCTTGACGCATAAATACTCCTAATATCCTGAAATTATGTCATACACCTCATATTCTTCCTCTTCGTATTCCGGAGAGAAAGCAGAGATGGCTAATTGTTCCACATAAGCTAAAGCGTCCACCAAGTCATCATGCACGCCTTTTGTGGGGAACATGATTAACTGATCCTTGAACTCTTCAAAGTCTTCATCCTCGTTGAGGATAATATGTCCGTGCTCAAAGCGCCCCTGTAAGGCCCACACGATACGGTCAGTCTTCTTCTTGTTACCGTGCGTCAGGGTCTGGATATGAGCAAAGGTATTGTACTGCCGCATCATGTCCTGTAAGACGCCCATAACAGCATTCATAGCCGTTCCGCGCTCAATACCGACATGCAGTGGCTGATACTCTTTGATGTTCTTTAAGATCCGTAGGCATGTCTCCTTGATGTCCCACCGACCGTGTTCAATCTTGTCTACATACCACTTGTTGTCGTTACCCACCTTCACCACAGCAATCGCAGTCTCGTCCAGCCTTTTCTTGTTCTGAGAACCTTCGTTGATATTCTCAAAGCCAGCCAAGTCGATAGCAATCACATACGATCCGTGGTCAGGGATCTCCCCTTCCTTGATCCATTCCGCCTTGAAGACATCAGCACCCGCTGTATCAAAGCTGGACAGGTATTCCTGCTTAAAGGCAAAAGAGCTTAAGGTACGCTTAGCGGCCTCAATCTCCTTTGGATCAATCGTCTCGTTGTCAGCTGTGGTCTTGTGCCACGCTTTCCACTCAGCGTCAGTATTTGACTGCCCAAGCTTGAACACATCGTAGAACCAATTACGCCCAGAAGGCGTAGAGATGAACAGGGCTCTACCTTTTTTATCCGACAGAGCAGCACGTAGGATCTTTTCCCATACGTCCTGCTTAATAAACGCGCATTCGTCTAGAACCAGATAGGTTAAAGACACACCCCGCAAGGAGTCTGGGTTGTCAGCACCGCGTACTAGGATTTTTCTTCCGTTGATGAGGGTGATTTCCAGGTTATTGACGTGGGAGCTTTTGATGATAGGACGGCCAAGTTCATGTAGCAGATCCCAGATAATGGTACGTGCTTGTCCCATAGTTGGGGCAACATACATGACTGCCGAGCCATCCGGGCAATTAAGGCCCTCGATAAGTAGCGTGACAGCCGATAGTCGGGATTTACCACATCGACGCCCCGCAGCAACGACCTTGAAGCGGGTTTCATCTTGGAACACCTCCTTTTGCCACTTGAGCAGGCTGAAGTTAAGAGCTGTCATACGTCGATTACCTCCGAATCATCCGTAGACCCAATAACTTGCGGTTCATTGATACCAGCGATGTTGATGGTGATCTGAGGTGTGCTACCACCATTCTTTGCTGCATCAAACGCACTAAGCGGTAAGACCCTGTCCATTGCCAACTTGATGGCAGCCATCTGACCGGGGTGATTATCATCCAAAGCAATCTGGATCATCTTGTCCAGAATACGGGTACCACCTGTAGCCAAGAGCCTCTCTTTGAACTCTTGCATCCTCCCAGTATCATTCTTTGGACGACCAACCTTACCCTTGTTCTTATTCCTAACCGCCATTAAGTCAGACTTAGGCGGACGACCCTTGCCCCTCTTTTTCGGTAAGACAACCCCATCAGGGTTATCGACAACAACAGGTGTATCCACCTTTAATTCTTCCATGTCTTTATCCTTAAGTTAGGAGACAACAACCACTTTAAGTACACTTATAAGGACAAAGTGTCCATAATGTCACATATACGTAACATTAACTTAGAATATAACAACATATATGTTAATTATTCTTAATGTTGTTACTCTATACTTTAGAGTCTACCTTTAAGATCTATCATTATAGTATTGTATTTTTATAAAATCTATCTTTAAGATCATACTCTAAGATCTCTGTGTCAGACTCTTTAGTACTCAGAGTATCAACGCTACTACTCTGTCTACTCCTATTATTATACCACAGAAATTCCAGAAGTCAAGAACTTTTTAGAACTTTGTGTAAAATAGTTGTCTACTCCCCTTAGTGTCCCCCTTCCAGGGTGTCCGCTATCCGCCAGAACATTATACATTTTTATAGGTTGTCTCAACTGTATCCTATAAGATACAACTTTCTAGGATTCATGCGGCCTAGCAGCCAACTACTCTGTCCCTAATTAGTCTGTACTTTTTCATCATTTTGTACAATTTAGACCACTTTTGTCCATAATGGTGTACTTCCTTGTTTTTCCTTTTTGTGTGCGTTGGAGGCACCGCAAAAGTTATACACACTACAGAGACCCTCCCCCCCTATCGAGTTATCCACATGTTATCCACATATTAACTTAGTAGTACACCGAGTTGTACACAGGTTGTATACAGGATGTCCACAGAGTTGTCCACATATTTATAAAGTACTACAATGTGCTGTCGGTTCACTAGATGAACCAGCGTTTCACAGTGTGAGACGAGGAGCGGCACCCTATCAAGGGGACCTATCAAGGGAACCTATCAAGGGACTATCAACCCATGCCTGCCGATAGTGTAAACCTTAGTAGTATAACTATTCAATATTACAATTTAGTATTTTGGTATTACTGTTTGTATATCCATATGTTAGTGTCTACTGACACAATAGGCTGCCCTGGGCCGGTAACGGAAGGATTACATGTAGTACGAACGGCCCTGAAACGCGTTTAAACGGCCCAGGAGCGCCGATCGGGGGTGCAAGGTAGGTAGGTATAGGCCAGCCAGCGATCGCGTCTTATACGCGTTTCTGAAAACAGAAGTATTAGTATAAAGCCTGGCTGTCTTATGTCCATACAAACTATGAGGGAATACAGCGACATAGAAAAAATCAATTAGACCTGGGAGCTGGCTGTGCTACAGTTCATCCATGGACAGCGCAGTGCTGGCCAACAACCGAGGATCAAACCATGTACCGCATCGAATTCCAAACCCGTCCCCAGCGCTGGGTTGTCATTCAAGAGTCTACCGGTAAGGTAGTATTCGGGGCTTGGCTCTGGGCTGTCTGCCGGGACTATGTGGAGGACGTCACCTGCTGATTCCACCCTGAAGCCCCTACAATGGGGGCTTTGGAGTGCAATTCGCACTGATTGGAGAATTGACCATGTTTGAACTAGTCTTGCTTATCGTTGTTGCGTTGATCTTTGGCATTGCTTGCCTTTTCGAGGGAAAATAATCATGGCCATAAAACTCTCTGTAACCTCCAAGCTTGACGGTATCAAATCGTGGTCACTTCAAGCCCGCGATACTTGCCCTGGGGCGATTGAGAATGGGGAACTAGTGCCCGCATGCGCCGGATGCTATGCCACTACCGGCAATTATCGTTACCCTAACGTCAAGGCACCGCGAGAATTCAATCGCACCGACTGGCAACGTATGGAATGGGTTGATGATATGGTGCAAGCTTTGCAGGATTCCCGCTACTTTCGTTGGTTTGACTCCGGAGACATGTATTCCTTGGCGCTGGCAGAAAAGATGCTGGAAGTTATGCGTCGCACTCCCTGGGTTAAGCATTGGTTGCCTACTAGGATGCACAAATTCCCTAAATTCCGGCTTGTCATTGAATCCATGCAAGCATTGGACAATGTAATGGTGCGCCCTTCATCCGATAGTGTGACGGGCCACTATCTCCCCGGCACGCATGGTAGCGTTATTGTCCCCACGCCGGAACAAGCCCCTGAAGGGACTACATTGTGCCGGGCTTATGAGCATGGGGGCAAGTGTAACGGGTGCCGGGCCTGCTACGATAAGAGTGTTGCCGTTATCGCATACCCTGCTCATGGTAAAACAATGGCAAAAGTTATTCGGATTCAAGTTTCTAAGTAAGGATGTATCATGAAAGAACGATTCTATATTTTTGATTGTCTAGGGATTGTTGTAGGAAACCAGAAAGGATATTCAACAATTAAAGGGGCTAATATTGGATTGTCTAAAATTAAACGTCAATTATGGAGACGTTTTTATGATTGTGAAAAAGCCGGTAAACTGAAATATAAGAGCAATACAGTGTATTGCATCGGAAAACACTTTGCATAAGGAAACATCGTGCTAGTTTTTGACTATCCCTCCAAAAAAGAATTGAAAGCATCTATCGGTAAGCCACTAAAGTACATGGAAACTTCCATGTTTGGGCCAGAGTACCGAAAGAATGGCCGATTGACGGGCGCAAATAGGCCCCATATCACGGGCAAGGGGCGAGAGTTTTTCGCTAACATCACAATGGAAAACGGATTGATTAAGTCTGTACAATGATTGTAGGATGCCTCATGCAATATAAAATTGTAGAAAAGAATAATCCTCACGCCGTGCACGCGATTTGTGATATGGAAGAACGAGCAAAAGCATGGATTCATGAAAAGGCCCCGGTTTATTGTGAAAAAGGGTATTTCACGGATAAAACACTGACTCCCGATAGTTTTATGATTGTAAAGGGTAAATAATGACTCAAGCACAATATAAGCTTTGGCTGGCCGTGTGGAATAAATCCATCATGGAAGGACTTCCCTCCCATGAGGCATTTAATCTGGCCGATAAGGGGTGAACCATGTATAAAGTGATTTACATTTCTAGCGGTATCGTGGCGGCCTCCTTCGGCAGTCGCGGAAATGCGGTACAATGGGTGGCAGTCAATGGGTTCGACGAGGACGGCAACGACCTGCCGGCGATGTGGGCTACCTCGACGAGGACGGGTTCGTCTTCGTCACCGGCCGGATCAAGGAGCTGATCATCAAGGGCGGCGAGAACATCGCTCCGCGCGAGATCGACGAGGCGCTGCTGCGCCACCCCGCAGTACTCGAGGCCGCCGCCGTCGGCATCCCCGACCCGAACTACGGCCAGGAAATCATGGCCTGCGTGATCCTCAAGCCCGGCGA